CCGGCGGGGGCTCCACAACCGGGGGCGTTACTACCGGTGGCGTCACTACCGGCGGGGGCTCCCCGCCCGGAGTTTCCCCACCGGGCGTTTCTGTTACCGGCTCGTAAGTTGTAGTGCCGTCCGGGTGCAGGACAATGTTCACCGGCCTGCCATTTCCATCCGTCACCTGGCCAATGACCGTTGGTCCTTTGATTTCTTCGTCAGGCGGCGTTCCTGTCTTAGACCCGCCTGGAGTCGGCCCTTCCGTCGGCGGGTTCTCTGTCGGCGTTTTCCCGTCAGTCGAGGGCGCAGGAGTCTGGTCTGGTCCGGGGGTTTGGTCTGGTGTGGGAACCACAGTTCCTGACCCATTATCCACTACCGAATCGCCCGGCTGAACGGTGTGGTCAGCGGGTTTGACATCCACAGTTCCGTCCGGCGAAATCACCACCGCCGTGCCGCTGCCCGGGTCTACGCTGACCACTTTGGATGGAGTCTGGTTGGGAGTCTGGTCTGGTCCAGGGGTTTGGTCTGGTGTGGGAACCGGATTGATCGTTTGATCAACCAACTCCTGCGTTGTTTTTGGCGAGGTGTCGGGCAGGGCCGGGCCGGGCGCTTCTTTTGTTGAAGGATCTTCTTTTGATGGCGTTTCAGTTGATGGAGCGGGAGTCTGGTCGGGAGCGGAAATCGTCGTCTCATTACCCTGAGAATCGACATGCGTCACGGACCCATCAGGGTTCTGCGTGATGCTGCTTCCCGTCTGGTTGTTGTACGTTGTGTTGCCGATCGTGGTGTTGAGCACCGTCCCGTCAGGGCCAAGCGTGGCAGATCCACTGCCGTCATTCGACGTGACCGTAAAGGTTCCGTCCGAGTTTGCCGTTCTTGTTGTGCCACTGCCAGTCGTGCCGGTATCGCCCGTTGGCAATGCTCCGCCCGTCGTTCCTGTTTCACCGGTTGGCAATCCGCCACCAGAGTCTCCAGCACCTCCTGTAGTCGATGTACCAGCCCCATTGTCACCGCCAGAAACGCCCAACATCTTGCTGGTATCATCACCGATGCTACCCATGCCCGGAGGGCCAGTATTGGAATCTATAAGAAAACTTTGCAAAGGCGGAGGAGGAATTACGTTTCCTTTAGCGTCTTCCCAATGCCCGTCCGGAAAATTATAAACCTTTGTTCCGTCAAGCAAAGTCATCGATTGTACAGCCACTACCTGAACCTGCATCGAATCATTTGCACCAGTCTGCACGGTCTGCACATCGCCAGTTGGTTGTTCACCAAACTGAACGTTTGAACCTACCAATGGGAGGTCGCTGAGGCCTGAAATAGCATCAATGTTTCCCAAGCCCGGAGAAACTTCTCCCGAAGTTAACCCAATTGTGTTTCCATCAGATGGTTGTGTCTCGCCAGCCTGAGCGCCCGTCTTGGGTGCGGGCTGTTCTCCGGTATTGGTTGCGGCCTGTTGAGTCGGAAGCGAGGCAAGGCCGGACTTGGCGTTGTTGAAAGCCGCCGTCGCGATTGCTGTTGGATTCAGGTTCTGGCCGGCAAGCGTCTCGCCCGCCGCCGTCACCAAGGGCGCCGCTACTACGCCCGGCAGCCCGGCATCCGTCAGGCCTAGAGTGGCCGCTGGCGTGCCTATGTTGAGGGCCGCTTGGGTTGGGTCTATGTTCCCGGTGACAGCCCCCTGCACCAGCGTTCTGGCAATCCCGGTGTCAACGCTCAGAGGCCCGCCCACCAGGCTCTGGATGCCACTTGCGACGGCCGGCGTGGCAGCGGCAGCAGCGAGCGTAGTCGGGTCGATCTTGCCGGTCTTGATCAGTTGGCCGGCAGCATTGGTGGCTGCTGCGGTCAGCGACGGGGGAAGGCCGGCAGTGTTCATGCCGCTTGTGATTCCGCCTGCTACCGCCGCCGTCAGCACCGAGGTGGGATCGACGTTGCCGGTGGTGGCCAACTGAATCGCGGCGTTCATCCCGGCCTGCCCGACGGCTGATGGCAGAGTAGTCGCTATGTCGTACGGCACCCCTGCATCTACGGCCGCTTGGATGATTGTTCGACTTGTATCAAGCAAGGTCGAGTTGATGCTTGCCTTGGCGCTTGAGGCTGCGTCTTTCAGGCTCTGAAGCCCGCTGGGCGCGTTGCCGTCTGCCGACAGATTGACCGGCGTGTTGCCGTCTGCCGACAGATTGACCGTGGTTGTGTCGGTCGTGGGCAGTTGCACGTTCTCTGGTGTCGCGACGTCAACCGCTCCAGTGTCTGTAGCCACGCTTGGCGCCGGCGTTTCTGCGGACGGCAGGCTGGCAACTCCAGCATCTGTGGTTGCGCCTGTGGCGCCGGTGTCGGCCGCGAGACTGGCGATTCCCTCTGCGGGCGCTGTTGCGGCCGTTGCCGCCGGAAGCAATGACTCTGCGCTCGTTGCGATCCCGGCTGCGTTCAGCGAGGATGCCGCGCTAGCAGCGGTCACGTCCGCCACGCTCGTTGCGGCAGGCAGCCCCAAGTCAGCGGCCGCCACCCCACTCGCCATCGCGTCTGCTGCTCCGGCATAGCCTGCTGTAACTGCCACCGAATCTGCCGCTGCCAGTGACTCTGCCGCTACCACGGTTGGAGCCGCAGCACCAGCGGTCATTGCAGTAGCCACCAGCGCGCCGATCATGGCGATCGGGGCCATGCTCTGCTCAAGCGCACCACCCGGCCCAAAGAACGTGCCTGAGTTGTACTGTTGCGCGTTGTTGAAGTTGGCCAACGCCTGCTGGGTGCCTTGGGCAATCGCCTGCTGCGCCTGCGGGGTTGTGGTCAGATCAATCGACTGTTGCCCGGTAGCTTGCAGAACCGCCGGCTGATTGAGCAGCGCGTTTTGCATCTGAAGCGCGACTGCTGGAATATTCCACTGCGACCCCGGCTGCCCATTGGTTCCGCCACCATTCGCTTGCCACGCCATTTGCGCAATGGCGTCCGGGTTCAGAATCTTGCCGGCCAGATCAGGCTGAGCTTGGATCAGTTGATTGTAGGTATTCCACGCCGCCTGCTGAAGGTACGGCCCAGGATTGCCCTGCTCGTCAGCTTTGCCCCAGTAGAACCCCATGCTGTCACTGGGCGTCGTGCTGTAAGGGTCAAACGTCTTGACTTGAGTAGTTTGCGGTGGCCTCTGGCCATTCGGCCCCGACATATTGAACAGTCTCTGAAAGTTGCCTTCAGGACTCAATGATTCCGTTGGGGGCTGTTGGTCTAAAAAATTTACGCCAGGTATTGCCATGTTCTTTCCTTACGTCGTTGAGGTTGCAATCAACAACCCCTCGACTTGAATTCCAACTGCCGCTGTGCTGCTAGGTGTGTTTGCCTGAAATTGCAAATCCGTTTTTGCGGCGTAAGGAAACGGAGCGACGCGGGTAACCGAAAACAGATTCGTGAATGGAGTTTGCAACACCACTTGGCTGATGCCAGATGAGTTGTAGGACTGCACTCGGTATGTGCAATAGGAACTTGATACGTTACCAACCTGATTGCTGGTTGCTTGAACTCGGGTCAGATAGAACGTGTACCCATTTGGCACGGTGTAAATCGCCATCTGAGACTTCCCAATGCCAGCCCCAATCACCGCGTATTGAACGGTTTTGCCTGCGTTGCCGAGCGTGAGCGTGCCAACCGGGTTCACGCCATCGACCACAAACAGATTCTCAACCCTCAAGTAACTATTGACTGTTGTGACGCCGGTCGTTCCGTTTGTGAGCGTCAGCGTTTCGCTGATCGGGTTGTAGCTTGAGTCCAGTCCGTTGATCAGAACTTGAACGGCCGTGTCGGAAGCGGACGAACTGTAGAGCAGCATCGTCGTTGCTGAGCCCGGATAGGTATAGGCCGTGGCGTTTTCCCAAACCGGGATGAAGGTGGTTCCAACCGATCCTTGATATCCAAAGATGTTGACCTGAGACACGCCCGTCACAAGCCCGCGAGCAACCTGCATGTAGGACGGCAGGGCGTACGGGCTCTCGTTGTTCGGGATGACGGGGTTGGAGACAGCGGCCACAAGGTTCCCCAGCGTGTTGTTCAGTTGGTTGAAGTACAGCCGCAGGACGTTGCTGTACCGCTCCTGGTGGGCGTGGTCGTAGTCCCACGGGCTGATCGGCAGTGCCGGGACTGCTGGCTGCGTGATGGAGTAGCTCATGTATTGCCCCTGCGGCCGTCGGCCTGCAAGTCAATCCGCGGCGCGCCAAGCTGCCATTGCACGCCAAGCTGACTCGAATCCAGTCTCAACACAAGCTGCCTTCCTCTGACGCGGATGTAGACTTGCCCGGTGAACTGTTCGATGGGGACGGTAGCCGTTCTGGTCACCGTCGCGTAGTCAACGCCGCCCGTCGATTGCGGGTTATTGTAGCCCGAGCCGGCATTCTGCAATGGAATCAAGGTCATCAGCACGGACGGGTTCGCTGCCGTCGATCCATCAAAGGTCACATCCGGCAGCAGGCGGCGAACAAAACTGAAGTGGTCGCCATCGTCAATGTCGAACTCCGAGCTTGAGATGTAAGCCGCGATCGGAGCCACGGCACTGGTCGTGGCGTCATCAACCCCAAACTCGTGATAGACCAGGTTCTGCGCATAGGTGGCAGCAACCGGGTAGTTCAGAAGGCCAACGTCGATCCATGCCGTGCGCGCAAGGCTCCCGTAACTCCAGACGTCCTCAACGTAGTTGTAGATGACGTAGCGATCAATGACGGTGCTGCTGGCTGAGCAGTAAAACCACCACACCTCGTTGAAGGCTTCCACCGTCCCGGCAAAGACTTGGTAGCCTTGGGTCTGGTTGATGTTGTCGAAGATGTACTTGCGCAAGTCGCAGCGCAGCGTCGTCACCGTTCCGTTGTAGCTGTAGAACTTGTCGATCCCCATCCAGAAAACCACATTGGCTGCGATCGCCACCGCATTTGGGCCGATGATGGATGTGTTGCTGGCCACCAGCGTGGCGCCCCAGACAGCGGGCGGCCCAAGGTACTGGAAGGAGTAGAAGGCCGAGTCGGTGATGACGTCGATCTCCTGCCGGTTCTGGATCGCAGTCAGGATGGTCGAGCCTCGAGACAGCCGCAGGCTGCCGGCCTGGTTGGTTGCTGACGGCGTCCAGTCGGTGATCGACTCTTGGTCTGCCCAGCGAATCAGCATGGGGTCGAGCGTAGTGTCGCCGTAGTTATTGCACCCGAATGCGATCGTGAACCGGGAGACGTCCGACACAAGGATGTTGTTCTGGATCGTCGGCACGTCAGATGCGCCCGGCAGGGTCTGCACGGCCACGCCGCGGGTCGCCAAACCACCAGCGGCAGTCCAGTAGTACATGCCCCCTCCTTGAGGGCCGTAGACCAGATTCTCGCCAAAGTTCGATTGCGTCCACAGACGCAACTGCACCGCTATCGGTTGACCATTCCCCCATGTTCCGGCGCCCCAGCCGCCAGCGCCCCAGCCCAAGTTCGGCGTTTCTATAGCCTGGCCGACGTCGATCTCATGCTGCACCGTAACCGTGCCGCCTACGCCAGATCCCGTTGAGGTTGCGTTAGTCGACGCCTGAATGGAATAGGTGTTGTTCGTTATCACCGACACCTGATACGTTCCGGTGATAGTGACGCCGTTCACGGTTGTGGTGGATGTGAAGTCAACAAAGTCGCCGGTGACGCAACCGTTGTTGGCGTCCGTGACCGTGACAGTTGGCAATCCATTGACCGTAGCGAATGGGTTGGTCAGGATCGTGGTGTAGACCACGTAGGAGGCCGTGACAGAGCCGCCTGCCGAGCTTCCGGTGGAGGTTGCGGCGTCAGCCGTGGTGATGGTGTAGCTATTGGCGTTGACGCGCGTGACCGTGAACTGCACGTTGTTGAAGTCAGCCGCAGGAATTCCGTTGACCGCCGCGGCCACGCCCGAAAACGTGACCGAATCACCCGTGCTCAGATTGCGCCCGGTGTCCGTTACCGTCACCGTGGTGGAGCCGTTGGTTGTTGCAAACGGGTTCGTAAGCGATGCCGTGGCCGTTGAGTACTTCAGCGGCGTGACGTCATTGTAGGCGCCGCCAAACTGGATGTAGAACTTGAGGTTGGTTCCAACCGCGATCAGGTTCTGCCCGGCCAGCGTGACCCAGTTCCACAGCGATCGGCAGATCCCGAGGAACGTCGATGATGAGATGGCGCTCCAGCCGCCGATCTTTTCAGGCGTGCCTTGGCGAAAGCGAACCTTGTCCCCGTCGTACCAGCCACCTTCCGTGCTGTAACGGGTGTTCTCTTTGTTGATGCCTGCCTTGAAGACCAGCTTCTTGAGTGTCATGACCTACCCCACCATGTTGGACGCTTCAGCTTCTACTGCGGCCACCCGGTTCATCCATCCCTTGCCGAACGTGGGATACGTTGCCAAGCTCTTGTAGAACGCCTCACGCATGTCGCAGTATGAGGCGATCAGCGCCTTGGGGTCTCGAGCAACCGCAGCCGATAACGTGACCGGCCCAAGCGCGCCGTCGGGATTCGTCCCAACCGCCTGTTGAAGAAACTTCACCGCCCGGCCCACGCCCATGTTTACGGCCGTGTCAAAGACCAGGTGATCTACGCCATCCGGCAAGAGATCGGCCTGAACGGCATCCCAGTATTTGCGCTTGTACAGCGGCGCCACATCCTGCGCAGTCAGGTTGCGCATGATTTCCTCAGTGGCCGGGTGGTGAGACCACTCTTCCCAGACGCGCGCGGTCACGCCGAGATTGGTCATGCCGCCAGGGTCAGACGGATGATTGACGTAGCCGCCCTCGTGGGCCAGCAACTTTTCCAGACACGCCTCAAAGTTCTTTTTCACTTCGCAGCCACTCCATTGATCTTCTCTACCGTGCGCAGGCCACCCAAGCCCAGCATGCCGATCAGGATGGGCATCATCTCCGAGAGGTCAGCCGGGGCGATCTGCAACGGGTGGTTGATGAGGCCGAGCACCACCTTGGCGATTGACAGGCCGATCATGTTCCAGCCAAAGGCCAGCACACACACCCAGCCGACTGCCGGCCTCCAGCCCGATACGAAGAGGCTTGCACTGGCCGCCTCGGTCTTGTTGGCATCGAGTTGGCCTTGCACTACCGCCATGGCAGCGGCGAGTTGCTGCTTCTCTTCTTCCGTCTTGTCAGGCCAGATCTTGTTGATGACGTTCGACGCAAGATCAGCAACAGAGCCAAGTCCAGTCAGGTCAGCCATTCTTTCCTCGTGTCCCCACAAGCAGCGAGACGATGATTGAGATCAGTTGAAGTAGCCAGCGAGTGCTGTCGCCGGTTGTGCCGCATGGCACCGCATCCAAGTTGCAGACCGACTCAATTGTGGCGCTTACCACCACAACATAAACCAAGGTCAGCAGCAGGATGCGGTCGTTTGTCACAGGTGAAATGAGATCTTCAGCAAAAGACCAATGATGGCGGTGCCAACCGCAATCACGAATTGTTCAAGGCGCTTGATTCTGATGATGGTTTCAGTCCATCGTTCGGCGCAAACGGCCTCGTGAACCGATAGTCTAGTGTCAATGCTTTGATCGTCACTCATTTCTTGCCTTCCATTTTTTCAATAACCGTTGCCGTTTCTACTGCTGCGTTCTCGACCGAATAGACCGTTGCCGCCACCGATCCAATCAGAGCAATCTGAACTGCGTGTTGTGCGAGGTAAGCCATGAGCCAGACCATGATTTCATCCTACGATGGTTGCAAAACTTCTTGCTCGGTTTGAAGCCTGAGATGCTGTCATCGATCCAGCAGAGGCTGTTGCCGACACGCCCGTTAAAGCCGTCGTTATGACTGGCGTATAGCTGATGACGATGATGCCTTGAGCACCTGCGGTGCCACTATTGCTTCCTCCGGGGCCGGCACCGTAAAGTGCGCCTTGACCGGGGATGCTACTAGCCGGGCCGCGTCCACCTCCACCTCCACCAGATCCACCTGTTGGCGTTGTTCCTGTGTATGAGGTGCCGTTCCAAGTATCCGTTGCAGTCCAAATAACTGAAGTTCCACCAGCGCCACCATTGCTGCCGCTTGTGGCTGATGCGCCGCCGCCGCCGCCGCCATTAGTGCCGTCTCCTGCTGCTGATGAGGTTGAAGAACCTGTACCGCCTCCCGTTCCACCAGTTCCATTGCCGCCATTGCCGCCGGTTGTAGATGTTCCGTTACTTCCAGCGGTGCTTGAGCCGCCATTTGAACCGCCGCCACCACCGCCTCCGCCGGAGGTTGTAAAAGCATCTCCGCCATTCTTGCCTGCTCCAGATGGTCCTGCTGCACCACCACCCCCACCACCAGAATTAGTAGCCCCTGGGTTTGCTCCTCCATTTCCTCCAGAGTATTTTGTTGTGCCAATTCCAGAAGATGCTGCTCCTCCGGCGCCCCCGGTCGTTGTGCCTGAGTATTGCGCCCCTTGCGCGCTGACAGATGCCGATGAAAGCGAAGTGCCGTTAAAGTAAGTATTGCCACCGCTTGATCCAGCAGAACCCCCGGCTCCAACGCCGTATGAAACAGAATTTCCGGGAGTTAAGGTAAGGTTGCTGATTGATGAATAAGCGCCGCCGCCAGCCCCTGAACGATTATTAGTAGCCGAACCCCCACCACCACCAATAACCTCAATGGTGTTGGTACTTGACCAGTCAGAAGGAACCGTCCAACTTGTACCGGCTGTGATGAATATGACTTTGGTAGCCATTACGCGACCGCCGCTGGGCATACAAAGCCCGTTGCCTGCGTCCAGGTGCAGGAGGTTCCAACCGCCACTCCATCCGGTATTGCGACCAGCGTAGTGCCCGGATATGCCGGATCTACGTCAGGATCGGCGACGATGATGTTGATGACGTAGGTCGTTGCGTTGTCCACAACGGCGCAGTTGGTAATCATGTGCGGGTTACCTTCAGGCTGATGGTTACTCGAGTCACGGTGGTTGCTGCGGTCACATTGAAGCCAATGATGTTGCCGGCT